GCGAAGAGAGGGTGGCCTTCGAGGATATTCTTGAAGGATTTCAAGACGCTCTCGTAATGTCCCGCAACGTCTCGCTGTATCAGACCGATCAGCAAATGATGGAGCGCACGAACAACATCATCTGGCGCCCCCAGCCCTACATCATGGTCTCATACACCGGCACCGACATGACGTCGAACTTCAAGGACCGCACGCAGCTCGCGGTGCCTGCCACGATAGGCTTTAACAAGTCGGTTCCTTGGGCCATGACGGCGACAGAACTGCGTGACGCCCTGCAGGAAGGCCGCCTGGCTGACGGCGCCCGTCAGAAGCTGGCGTCAGACATCAATGTCGCTATCATGAACGTCGCCTCGGCGCAGGGCTCGCTGGTTGTTCCGATCTCGGCTGCGCCGGGCAAGTACGACCACATCGCCCTTGCCGACACGATCATGAACGAACAGGGCGTGCCGTCCAATGACCGCTATTTCGCGCTCTCGAGCCGCGATTATAACGGCCTTGCGGCTGACCTCTCGGGCATCTCGCGTTCGTTTGGCAACCCGAAGTCGGATCGCGCTTATGAGCGGTCTTATGTCGGACCCGTTGCCGGGTTCGAGACTTACAAGATGGATTACGCCAACCGCATTCTCGCGGCCGCCGGCGGCGCCATCACGATCTCGACCGAGGACGCTGGCCTTAACTATTACAACCCGGTCGCCACTTCGACGGCCGGAACGGGCGAAGTCAGCAACGTTGACAACCGCTTCCAGACGGTGACGGTCTCTTCCTCCGCCAACGTCGTTGCCGGCGATTGCTTTACAATCGCGAACGTGTTCGCCGTCCACCACATCACCAAAGTCAACACCGGGCAGCTCAAGACTTTCCGCGTTGTCTCGGTGCCGGCTGGCGGAACCACGCTCGTCATTACCCCGCCGATCATCTCCAACCAGGTGGCCAACGATGCTGCGGCCCAGTACCAGAACGTCGCTGTTACGGCCAAGTCCGCAACGGCCACGATCACCTGGCTCAACATCGACCCGACGCAGATTAACTGCTTCTGGCAGAAAGACGCTCTGGAAATCCTTCCGGGCCGCTATGCGGTGCCGAACGATGCTGGCGCGGCTGTCATGCGGGCGACGACAGATCAGGGCATTGAGCTGGTCATGACCAAACAATATGACATCAAGACGATGAAGACTTTCTATCGTCTCGATACGCTGTTCGGCGTGGTGAACAAGAACCCCGAAATGTCGGGCGTCCTCCTGTTCAACCAGGTCACTTAATGAGAGATAGCCCGGTCCTTCGGGGCCGGGCTTATCCTTTTGGAGAATAAGAGATGCCCCAACAGCTTACAGTTTACCCATACGGAGAGGATCTTGTAACGCTCGCCGCCAATGGCAGCCTTACGCTTTCCACCACTGGCGAGGGCTTTTACAAAGTCTATCGCCAGGTCGGCTATCCCAACTACCCCAACACCTGGTCACTGATCGCTCAGGGCGATGCTACTGCATCCGCCACTGTCGGTCCTTATTCCGGCGGTGCGGAACTCCGCATCGAGGCCGGGTCTGACCCTGTCTATTACTCGGCAGGCACCGGCATTGCAGCCTCGGGTGCTGCGGCTCCCATCGTGGCGCCGTTCTTCCCGCCGGCTCAGGTTGGCGTTGTCGCTGAGTACTTCAACGACTTCTTCAGCGCGCAGGGCCTGTCTACGGACTGCACCGATACCATCGATTGGGATTTCACGATCCTTGAAGCTGGCGGCGGTGACGCTGCCTGCGCGCTGATCGATGGCGTTGGCGGTCAGGTGAAGTTCACGAATGACGGCAACGATAACGACCGCATCGTCGTCTCCAAGATCGGCGAAGCGTTCAAGTTCACGGCAGGCAAGAAGCTCTGGTTCCGTTCGCGGTTCCTTGTTTCCGATGCTGACGATGTGGACGCTTTCGTCGGCCTTGTCATCAAGACGGCCACCGACCCGGCCGGCACGGCTCCGACAGATGGAACCTGGTTCCAGCTGACCGAGGGCTCGGCAACGCTGACCCTGAAAGTGTCGAAGAACAGCACGGCGACATCGACCAATGTTGGCACTGTCTCGGATGATACCTTCCTCGACGTGGCCTACTATTACGATGGCGTGTCGGGCATCGACATCTATCTGAACGGCACCTATGTCGCGACATCTGCCACGACGAACCTGTGCGATGACGAAGAACTGGCCGTCTTCATGGCGATCCAGAATGGCGCTGCCGGGAATGATTACCTGACGGTTGACTACATATACGCCGCTCAGGAGCGGTAAGCTAACGGGGCGGGTCACAAGCCCGCCCCAACACTTTTGGAGAGAGACATGCCACTGAAAAAGGGTTACTCGCAGAAGACGGTGTCTTCCAACATTTCGCGCGAGATGAAAGCCGGCAAGCCGCAGAAGCAGGCGATCGCCATTGCGATGAACACAGCTCGCGAAGCAGCCATGAAGGCCGGCAAGCCTGGCAAGGCGCCTGCAAGGAAGAAGTAATGGTCCGGGTTCCTACCATCGTCTATCGCGCGGGCGGGAAGGACAAACACTTCTCGAAGTGGGGGCCTTGGTCATCCAAGGGCGTCAATACGCTCGAGGAGTACAACAAAGCCCTTGCCGATGGCTGGCATCCTACGCAGGCGGAAGCGTTCGGGCTGGTGGAGAAGCCCCAGCCGGCCCGCGTGCTGGCGGCGGTGGAAGAGGGCGAGACATTTGCCGATGAGGCTCCGCCAACCCGCGAGGAAATGATTGCCAAAGCGGGCGAATTAGGCATGTCAATAGACAAGCGCTGGTCAGACAAAACACTGGCGGCCAAGATACTGGAGGCGATGCGGTGAGCTGGACGAAGCGGGAAGTCGTCACCAATGCCTTCGAGGAGATCGGGCTGGCGAACTATGTTTTTGACCTGCAGCCCGAACAGCTACAAGCCGGACTGAGGCGGCTCGACAATATGATGGCGACCTGGAACAGTCGTGGCCTGCGCCTTGGCTATCCGCTTCCCGACAGCCCCGGCGGATCTGACCTGGACCAGGAAACCGGCGTCACGGACGAAGCAATCGAAGCAATGGTCTCCGGACTGGCTGTCCGGCTGGCGCCGCTGTTCGGCAAGTCAGTCTCGCCGGACACCAAGGTAACAGCCCGCTCGGCTTACATGGCGCTTCTGAACCGCCGCACAAACACCCTCGAGAAGCGCATTGACGTCAACGCCATTCCGGCCGGTCAGGGCGGCAAGTACTGGCGCTTTAACTCTGATCCCTTCTTGGCGCAGGGCGATCGCGGCCTTACAACCGGCCCTGATGACATCATCAATCTGGAGAGCTGACCCGTGGCGGATATCAACCAGTTAAGCGCCGTCGATACCCTGAACGCGGGCGATCTGCTCCCGATCTGGAAGACCAACAATGGCGACACGCGCAAGGCCGCTATCAGCGTCCTGCAAGCCTACATGCAGAACAATCTCACTTTCCCGAGCGTTGCGGCCGGTGTTAGCCAGTTCGTGCCGCAATACGCCTCGCCCGTCGCCACGGGTTTTACCGTCACCCTGACCAGCAACAGCGAAAACCGCTGGCTGATCCTGACCCCGCTGGCCGGGTATGCGGCGGGGACGATTGTCTTTCCGGCGCTCGCCAATGTGGTGGATAACCAGGAAATACTGATTGTCTCAACGCAGGCTATCGCCGCGCTGACCATTAATGGCAATGGCGCAACCGTTATCGGAGCTCCTGCTTACGTATCGGCCAATGGGGGCTTCCGGTTCAAGTTCAATGCGCTGGGCGGCATCTGGTATCGCCTGGATGAGGATCTTGATCCTGACCTTGCCGCGCTGGCCGGCGTGTCGTCGTCTGGCCTGCTAGCCCGCACGGGCGCGGGCACGGCTGCGGCGCGGACGGTGACGGGCTCCACGGGGCTGACAGTGACGAATGGCGATGGCGTCTCCGGCAACCCGACGCTCACGCTGGACGCCACGCTTGCCGGCATCTCGGCTGTCACAACCGCATCTGACCAGCTGGTCTACTCGACCGGGGTGGACACGTTCGCCACAACCAGCTTCACCGCTGCGGGCAGGGCGCTGGTGGATGACGCTTCAGCCGCGGCGCAGCGGACAACGCTGGGCGTGGGGACGGGGGATAGCCCCAGCTTCACGGCGGTTGTTGCCGAAGGCACCAACGGGCAGAAAAGTACTTACGGTATCGCCACGCAGAGCATTGCCGTCACTGGCGCGACCGCGGTTGCAACGGGCATTATCCCGGCCAACTGCCTCCTGCTTGGCGTCACAACTCGTATCACGACCGATATTGTCATCGGTGGCGGTGGGGTGAATTTCGACATTGGCAACGGCACGGACGCCGATGCTTTTGCAAACAACATTACCGCCCTGACGGCTAACAGCACCACCAACATTGCCCAGCATACGATTACGACGCCGGCTTATTACGGAGCGGCTGCTAACGTTGTGCTGACGCCCGACGCCGGGACGTTCTCAAGCGGGCAGATACGCATCAGCGCGCATTACATTTCACTGACCGCGCCGACGAGCTAAGGGGCTGATGATGGAACAGGTCGAAGCAATACTTGCCAGCTGGGACGGTCTGAGGATCGAGAACAATGGCTCTTACTGGCTGATCGCCGGCAGCTATCAGGGCCAGGCCCATGCCGGCACACGCGCCGATCCGATCAGCCTGGCGCATGACCTTGCGCGGATCGCCGGCAGCCCGGTTCCTGTGGTTGAGCCTGAGCCTGTCCCGGAGCCCGAGCCCGCGCCAGCTCCCGTCACTTCCGAAGCTGACATGCTTCGCCAGCGCATCGCCCAGCTTGAGGAGCTGGTCCGCCAGCTGACCCCGGCGCCGGCCTCCGACCCGTCCATGCCGCCGCCCGAGGTGATGGCGGAAGCCCATCCGGATGAAGGATTGGCTGAACTTAAAGCCAGGCTGCTTTCCGAGTTCGCCAGCCTGCGGAATATGCTGGTTGGTCACATACCTATGAACGAGCCGCAGCTTCTGCGCCTGCAAGCGCTGGAGCATCCCAAATTTCAAACCTGGTTGCAGGGGTAATCAATGGAACTCGACCGCACATTTAACCCGCGTTACGGTTCCGGCCAGACGCTATCCGTTACCGCGACCAGCCAATCCGTCACGTTCGGAAAGAACAACTGGGCTATCACGCTGACGAACCTTGGCTCAAACGTGGCTTACGTCCGCGTTGGTTCGGGAACTCAGACAGCTGTCGTGGCGGATTACCCCGTGCTGCCCCTGACGCAGGTCAGCATCAGCAAGAATTACGACGACGACACGCTCGCCGCTGTATGCGCCGCAACGCAGACAACCACGCTCCACATCATACCGGGCGAGGGCATCTAGGGTGCTTGCCAGATCCCGCAGTCGCTTCAGGGGCCGGGCGCAGCCTAATCCGTGGCTGGATACGGCAGCCTTTTACGGCGCGACCGACGCCTGGGATTTTACCTCCGACCAGTATATTCGCGCCGGTTTGATTGCTCCATCCGGCCTCACCGTCACTCGCGCATCGAGCGGGTATGCCCAGCGCGAAGATGGCATTTGGGTCAACTTCGGATCTGGCGTCCTAAGACGGACGGATAAAGGCGCACTGATTGAAACCGCACGCACGAACCGCGCTCTTTACAGCCGCGACCTGACGCAGGCGGCGTGGACCGCAACCAACGTCACCGTGGCGCGCAACCAAATCGGCATTGACGGCACGGCTAACAGCGCCTGCAGTCTCACAGCGACAGCGGGCAACGGGACCGTCCTTCAGGCTGTGACACACGCCAGCACGGCGCGTTACTTTTCGGTGTGGATCAAACGCATCACCGGCACCGGCACGGTCGAGGTCACGCTTGACAACGGTTCAACCTGGACCGGCGTAACGGTCACGTCAGCCTATACGCGCGTCGGCGCAACGCAGACATTGGCTGATCCGACTGTTGGCGTGCGACTTGTTACGAGTGGCGATGCCGTTGCGGTGGACTTCGCCCAACTGGAGGATGGCGGCGCTCCTACATCTCCAATTTTGACAGAAGGCGCTGACGCCACGCGCCTAGCAGAAGTGGTTACAGCAACACTGGTGTCAGGTGATTATCCGCAAACGCTTTACGGCGAGTGGTTTCAGCCCGTAAATCCAGCGGTCACTGGCATTGTGATGCAGTTAGACAACGGATCGTCTACGGATCGCGTCCAGCTTGCTGTTTCCTCTCTGCCAGCCTGGCAGCAGATAACAGTCAGCGGCGGGTCAACGCAGGCTCTCACGCAGGAAGGAACGCCTGTTTATGGCCAAGTGTGCAAGATGGCCGTGCGCGTCGCCACGGATGATGTTCGCATGGCCGTAAACGGCACGCTTTACACCGCAGACACATTGGTGACTGTGCCTGTTGGTACAACCACTCTGCGCTTTGGCACGCAACACACAAGCGTCTTTCAACTGCAAGGGTATATCCGTGCAGTCGCTCGTTTGCCCTTGGTGTTGACCGACGCGCAATTGCAAGCTGTTACAGGTGTTTGATGAGCAAAGCCTTAAACAATGTTCGCAAACTTAACGCCATCATCTACGCCAGCGATTACGGCGCGAAAGCTGACGGCGTAACCAACGACGCTACAGCACTTCAGGCGGCGATAACGGCGACGGTTGCGACGGGCGGCCTGCTGATGCTGAACCCCGGCACGTATGAGCTAGGCACGGCATCCCTGAACGTCACCGGGAGCTGTCAGATCGAGGGCATCGGCGCAACGCTGCGCCGGTCGGCCGACGCCAGCCTGCCGTTGCTCAACGTCACCGGCAGCAACGTCTCAATAACGGATATCGCTATTGTATCCACATTCGCGGGCGCTCCAGCCGTGAGCGTGAACAACTGCGCGCTGATGTATGCCGGCGGGACGAATGTCCATGCCGAAAACGTCACGGTTACGGGTCGGTTCTACATCGGCATTTGCATGCAGTCGGTGGTTGACAGCACGATAACAGATTGCCGCGTCAAAGGCGTCCGCAATCGGGCTTATTACCTGTATCTCGACTGGTCTGACGTTTCGATTTCGGACTGTTTTGCTGACGGAGCCGAGACCGGCGGCACGCCGTATTGCGATTATGGGTTTAACCTCAATCCGGGCGGTCTGTTTGTGCCGTCGCGCACAAACATTACCGGCTGCACGGCAACAAACATGACAAGCCAGGGCTTTGCGGTGAGCGAGCGGGCAATCTATACGAACATCGCCAATTGCAACGCGCAGAACGTGACGGGCGGGCCGGGGTTCCTCGTGCAGCGTGCGAACGGCTTCGACCAGACCGACACGAACATTTCGAACTGTCAGGCTATTTCGTGCCAAATCGGTTTTTATGTGACCGAATGCGTTTTCGTGAACTTCACCGGCTGCATTGCACTCCTAAGCACGACGGACGGCATATTCATCTCTGACAGTGAATATATCGGCATCGCGAACTGCGTTTCGCGCGACAACGCGACAAACGGAATATCACTGGTCGCATCTACGGCAAACTCAGTTGCGCGCGTTACGATCATCGGAAATCGCTGCACAACGAACGGCGGGACGGGCATCGTGTCAAACGCAAATTGTTATGGACTAGCGGTGAGCGCAAACATCGCGCTGGCAAACACCACAACGCAGATCAATATTCTCGGCACCGCCAATCAGGTCGGCAACGGCGCAAACATAGTTGTCTGATGCAAATCCCCATCCTCTCGGGCGCCTACAGTGACGGCAACGCGGATTTCCGCGTCAGCTACCCCGTCAACATGGTTCCCGTGGCCCAGCCGCAGGGGATCAGCTCGGGTTACTTAAGGCCGGCGGATGGGATCGTGCAGCAGGGAACAGGCCCCGGCCTGGATCGCGGCGGCATTGAGTGGAATAACATTCTTTACCGCGTCATGGGCACAAGCCTGGTTAGCATCAGCGCCACGGGCGTGGTGACGACACTGGGCACGATACCCGGAACGGATCGGGTCATAATGGTTTACTCGTTCGACTATCTGGCGATCGCCGGGGACGGGAAGCTGTATCTGTATGACGGAACAACGCTTACGCAGGTAACCGACCCTGACCTCGGGACCGTGGTGGATGTGGTGTGGGTGGACGGTTACTTCATGACGACCGATGGCGAGTTTCTCGTCATCACCGAGCTGAACAATCCGTTCGCTGTTGACCCGCTCAAATACGGCTCATCAGAGATCGACCCCGACCCGGTGGTGGGGCTTATCAAGCTGCGTA